GATCTTTATAGAACAAATTTAACTTCTGCTGTTTTGGATGCTAATAATCCAAATCAACTGATTATTGAAGGAGTAATTCCTGAAGAAGCTGGGCCATTTTATATTCGTGAGGTTGGAATATTTGATTCTGATGGTGACTTATTTGCGATTGGCAAATACCCAGAAACCTTCAAATCAAATTATGAATCAGGCTCTGGCAAGAGGCTTTATATCAGGTTAATAGTTGCTTTTGTTTCAATGCCTAATGTTGAGATTGTTTTATCGGAGAATATTAATTTTGATCCAAATTTTGAAGCTAATTTGAATATTGAATTAGCTAATAGACTTAAAATATCAGAAAATTTAGCTGATTTAAATGATGTCCAGCAAGCTAGAAACAATTTAAATATAACAAATCTTACTGGCGCAATAATGCCATTTTCTTTTAGCTTAGCCCCAGATGGCTGGCTTGAATGCAATGGTTCAGAAATATCAAGAACAACTTACGCAAATTTATTTAGCAAAATAGGAACTATCTATGGAGCTGGTGACGGAGTTAATACATTTAATATTCCTGATTTAAGAGGTGAATTTATCAGGGGTTGGGATAATGGAAGAGGAGTTGATTCAAATAGAAGCTTGGGAAGTTATCAAAATGATGAATTAAAAAGTCACAATCACCAATTACAAAATGTTAAAAGTATGGATGACTCTAATTACGGCGGTCACGAAGGCTTTGTTGATGGTGATAATTATTATGCAATTCGAAATTATAATGTTAGTAGCACTGGTGGTAATGAAACCAGACCAAGAAATATTGCTATGACTTATTGTATCAGATATTAAAAAATAAATGAATTACTACAGTATAATAACAAATAATGGTCTTATAAAACACGCCAATGCTTCCAATAATTCAGTTAACCTGAATTTAACTGAAATGGCGGTTGGTGATAGTAATGGAGTTTATTATGATCCTAACGGCACTGAATTAACGTTAGTTAATGAAATTCATAGAGTAAACTTAACTCATGTTGTTATTGATGAAAATAACTCAAACCAACTAATCGTTGAAGCTGTGCTAGATGAAGTTGTTGGGCCGTTTTATATTAGAGAGGTTGGGATTTTTGACTCTAATGGAGATCTGTTTGCCATAGGTAAATATCCCGAAACTTTTAAACCAAATTTACCAACAGGATCAGGAAAAAGGCTATATATCAGGATGATTCTTGGTTTTGCAAATGCTCCAAGTGTAAATCTGGTTATTAATAATGATATTGCTCTAGATCCAAATTTTAGCACCGATATCAACAATGAAATAGCAAATGTCAATCAAAGGATTGATGAGATTAATGCTGTACCTGCAGGTGCAATTTTTGCCATACCAACAATAAATATTTTATCAGGATATCTTGAATGTGATGGAGCTGAAATAAACAGATCCACCTATAGCGATTTATTTGATATTATTGGCACTAATTTTGGAGCTGGCGATGGTTCAACAACTTTCAATATTCCAGATCTTCGTGGTGAATTTATAAGAGGCTTTGATAATGGTAGAGGTGTTGATAGTGGTCGTGTTTTTGCCTCTAATCAAACTGATACATTGCAAAATATTATTGGAACTTTGGGTATGAGTTATTCAGCAATACGCGGTGAAGAAGGCAAGACGGGAGTTTTTATAGGGTCTTCCAATGCTGGTGGAAACAGTATATCTGCACCTTCTTTTCCATCGGGACAACCTCATGGTACTCTAAATTTTGATTCTTCAAATTCTCCAGGAGCAAGAACATCTTCTGAAACAAGGCCAAGAAATATTGCTATGAAATATGTGATCAAATATTAATTTTTTAACAAAGCAAATGACTAAAATTCTTTATAATTTTGACAATGATGGGTATTTCACCGATAAAAGTGAGGCAAATATTGATCCGCTCGAAACCAAGAAACAAAAGAAAAATATTTATTTATTACCAAGAAATGCAACCTTTACTAAAACACCAAAACCTCAAGAAAATAAAAGAATTAAATGGGATAAAAATAATCAAAAATGGATATATGAAGATATTAAAATCCCAGAAAAGCCTCAAGAAGAAATAGAAAGTGAATCTGATAAAATTAAGCGTCTAAAAAATAAGGCGATATTTATCAGAAGTTCATATCTTCAAATAACTGATTGGTATATATTGCGAGAGTTTGATAATCCTAATTCCTATCCAAATGAAGTCAAAAAAAAGAGAATATTAGCAAGAAGCCAGATCAATGAAATTGAAAAAATATCCAATCTCAAGAAAGCAAGTTCAATAGAAGAAAAATATCCATTTAAAAACGAAATTAATTAAATAAATTATGCCTGAGCAATTTCTACATGGCGTAGAAGTCATTGAGCTTAATGACGGAGCACGCCCTATACAAACAGTTAAATCATCAGTAATCGGACTTGTTGGTACAGCGCCACAAGGCCCAGTAAATACACCAACTTTGATTCTTGGTTCAAGAGCTAAAGCGGTTGAGATTTTTGGTGCAAATGATGACGCCAACAAAGATTACACAATACCAAAAGCATTGGATGGAATATTTGACCAAGCTGGTGCAATGGTTGTTGTTATCAATGTTGCTGATCCAAGTAATCCTGCTCATTTAACGACAGGAAGTCTTGATCCTGCTAATATTAATATGGCTGATGTTGTTGGCGGAGTTGATGGAACAACTGGTCAATATAAAGGTGTTCATGCACTTTTGGCTGCCAATAGTGAACTTGGCGTAACTCCAAGAATTTTAATAGCACCGGGATTTACTCATGACATGCCAAGTGGAAATGCAAATCCTGTTGTAAGTGAACTCCTTGGAATAGCAGAAAATTTAAGAGCGGTTATTATTGCTGATCTTCCAAATACCAACGATACAGACGCAATTGATTATGTGGGTGATTTTGGCTCTGCTAGAGTTTATCCAATTTATCCTTGGGTTAAAGTTCTTGATAGCTTGGGTGCAATAGTAGAAGAGCCAGCATCTGCAAGAGTTGCAGGATTAATTGTAAAATCTGATAATAAGAGAGGATTTTGGTGGTCACCATCAAATATGGTAATTAATGGCATTGTTGGAATTTCTAAGCCAATAGATTTTGTATTAGGTGATGTAAATTCAAAAGCCAACTACCTCAATGAAAATAACATAGCCACCATAATTCAAGAAAGTGGTTTTAGGTTATGGGGTAATAGAACTTTATCAGCAGATCCTAAATGGGCGTTTCTTCAAGCCAGAAGAACTGCAGATATGATTAATGATAGTTTATTAAAAGCTCATTTATGGGCTGTTGATAGAAATATCACTAAAACCTATATCGAGGATGTTCTTGAAGGGGTTAATAATTATCTTCGTCACCTAAAAAGCATTGGAGCAATTATTGGTGGAACTGCTTTTGCTGATCCTGAGTTAAATACTCCTGATCAAATAGCGCAAGGCAAAGTCAGCTTTGATTTTGATTTCACTCCGCCATATCCAGCAGAGCATATTACCTTCAGATCAAAAATGACTGATGATTATTTAAGCGAAATTGTTTAACTAAATTTTAAATTAACATGATTCCAAAAATATTAAAAAACTTTAATCTCTTCATTGATGGTAGAGGTTATGCTGGCAAATGTGATGAGGTAAATCCACCAAAGCTAAATATTAAATCAGAAGAATATCGAGCTGGTGGATTAGATGCTCCAATTCCAATTGATATGGGAATGGAAAAGCTAGAGGCTAGTTTTACCTTATCTGAATATGATAAAGATGTTTTAAAACAATTTGGCCTTATCAGTGGCAATGCAGTTCAAATTACCCTTCGAGGAGCTCTGCAAGATGATGAAACCACCTCTCCAATTATCATCAAACTTCGTGGCATGTACACCGAAATGGATATGGGTAAATTTGCTGCAGGAGAAAAAGGAACTCTAGCCTGCACAATTGCTTGCAGATATTACTCTCTTGAAATTGATGGTGAACAATTAATAGAAGTCGATATTGATAATATGACTAGAATTATTGGCGGAGTTGATAAGATGGTCGAAATTCGTGATGCAATAGGAATCTAATAAATGATAAATATGCAAAATATAAAATTAAATTATCCAATCGAATCATGTGGTTCAACTATAGCTGATTTGAATATGAGAAGATCAAAAGTCAAAGATCGCCTCATTGTTGCCAAAATGAAAAATTCATCTGATGAAGAGAAAGAAATCAGACTTTTTGCTAATCTTTGCGAGGTAGCTCCCAATATTATTGAAGAGCTAGATGAATCTGACTATGCCAATTTACAAAAGGCATATATGGATTTTTTCAAATCCGAGGGAATATAAGGCGGGCAATTATTATTCTCTCAAAAATCACTCATTGGCCACTTTCTGAAATTTTAGAACTTACAGAAGAAGAGTTCTGCTTATTTTACGATGAAGCAATTTTAATCCAAAAAGAATCTAACGAAATTTAATAAAATTATGCCAGCTACTAATGCATCAGTTTCAGTTTTAATTGGCGCAGAGCTTGGCAAATCATTTAAAGGTGCTTTTGGATCTGCAAATAAGCAATTATCTTCTCTTGGATCGAGCATAAAAAAAGTTTCTGATAGAGCAAATCAGATTGAGGTTTTTAGAAATTCTAGTAGAGCGACAAAAGAAGCTGGTATTGCATATCGTGATGCTAGACAAAAATTAGATGCTTTATCAAAAGAAATTGCATCAACTGATAGTCCATCAAAGCAGTTGCAAAATAACTTTAGAAAGGCAAAGAGATTAGCCAATCAAACAAAAAAATCATTTTTCGAAACAGCTAGTTCCACAAGACAAATGGGCAAAGCTCTGCGTTCAAGTGGAATTGATATTAAAAACTTTAATAAAGAGCAGTCAAAATTAAGTAAAAATCTCAATGTTTTAAAAAGAAGACAATCAGCTCTACAAAATAACCAAAATGCTAAAGATGCAAATCTTGGTAAAAGAGCAAATTATCGCTCTCAAATGGTTGATGCTGTTGCTTTAGGTGGAGCTTTATATTCAGCAGTAAAACCAGCAGTAGATTTTGAATTAGCAATGGCAAAAGTTGGTGCTATTACCAATGAAGCAGCAGACAGTAAAGGATTTAAATCATTAACTAAACAAGCAAGAGAACTTGGTAGAACTACCCAATATACAGCAAGCCAGGCAAGTGAGGCCATGCAATTTCTTGGTATGGCTGGACTTAATACCAATCAAATTTTAGCTGCAACCCCATCTGTATTAAATTTAGCAATTGCTGGAAATATGGATTTAGGAAGAACTGCAGATATTGCCTCAAATATTCTAACCGGCTTTAATATGGAAGCTGAGCGCACTGGCGAAGTTGCTGATATTTTGGCTCAAGCATCACGAACAACAAATGTTAATGTTGAGATGCTTGGTCAAACTATGAAGTTTATTGCTCCTGCCGCAGCTGCTGTTGGTGGCACTTTATCTGAAACTGCCACTTTAGCAGGCGTTTTAGGTGATGCTGGTATTCAAGCTACAATGGCAGGAAC